TCGCGTCGCTAAAGTTGTCGACGGCTTCGTCGTTGTCGAAGATTCCGTATAGGTAGTTGAACTCGTCAATCAGGTCGGTGTTCATGTCGCTGATGAACTGCTGTGCTTCGTGGTGGCGTGCCATCGCGTCGTTCGTGCGGCCGATAGCAGCGGTCACGTCATCGAGCGTTGGGTGCAGCTCGTCCATGAGCCGTTCGGCTTCTTGGTAATCCAGGTTGGCAAGCTGCTGCTGATAGGCGGCTTCCGCGATGGCTTCGGCGACCTCGAGTTCGGCGTCGGCGTAGCCCTCAATAGCCGGCGTTACCTGTTTCTCAACGACTTCGGCTTGTTCTTCGAACACGTTGGTCAGCTTGTCGATTGACACGAACGGGATTTTGTTGGCCACGTCGATCAGCGTGTTGATGAAGTCAACGAAATTTCCAGCCAGCCATGTGACGGCGTCGCTGACAGCGTCAAACGCGATCTTGACTGCCTCGATGACTTTAGTGACAACGCCAAACTTTTTCTCAAGGACGATCAGGGTGGCGACAAGGCCGGCGATGGCTAGCACGATCAGCACGATTGGGTTGGCGGCCAGCACAGCGTTGAACACGGCTGTGGCGGCCGTGGCGATGCCTTGAGCGACTGCGTACAGCTTGAGCGCCGTGTTGTAGGCGATGACGATGCCGGCGACGGTGGCAATGGCTGCGCCGATAGCAATGAACAGGTCGGTGTTCTCCGCGACGAACGTGGCTACGTCTTCGAGGATTGGCAGCAGTTTCTCCAAAATGGGCAGCAACGCGAGACCGATGGATTCCTGGGCGTTCTGAATCTGGATCTGCATCAGCTCAAAACGGCCGGCAACGGTTTCGGTGTTGCGTGCTGCTGCGCCGCCAAATGTTTCGGCGAGTTGCCCCATGACTTCGTCGGCGTCGGCGCCTGACGCGATCATGTCGGTGAGTGAACGGTCGAGTTCTTTGAGTGGGCCAACTTCGCCTTGGTATGCCTCCTGCAACGCCTCGGATACTGATTCAAGGTCGCGCCCGGTGCCAGCGGCTACGTCCAGCGCTAGGTTCATTAAGTCTTGTGCCTCGGTGACGCTGCCGGTAGCGCGCACAAGGTTGGCGAACGCCGGTCGTAATTCCGAGTCAGATACTGCTGCTGCGGTTTCGGTTTTTGCGATGTAGTCCTCGACGGCTGCGACTTGTTCTTGTGTCGCGCCGGTCGTTATCTGCAGCTGGCGTGCGAGTTCGTCCTGTTGTTTCTGGTCGTCAATCGCTGCTTTGGTAGCGACGGTGGCAGCAGCAGCGAGGCCAGCGACAGCGGCGGTGGCTGGCAGAAACGCCTTTTTCATGGCGAAACTGACTTTTTCGCTGGTTTTTTCTAAGCGCTCGAACTCCTTCATCGCCTTTTTCACGCCGTCGGGCGCGAACTCGGAAACGATGGGGACGTTGATGGCCATTAGCGCAGCTCCTTGTTGAGTATCACCATCATGTCATCTATGGCGGCCTCAACTTGCCGTACAACGACCGGCATGGCGTCCTCCGCGCCGGGCCACATGGTGCGCGACGCCGGGCCACCGCGCTGGTTCAACACGTTGATGAACTGGCGGCCAGCGTCCGTAGTGCCGTTGGAACGTCGACCGGCCATGTCGTAGATCGCGCCGGCCGCGTTCTTTTGGCGCAGCGTCAGCAGCGGGATGTTGTTCGGGTCGCGCGCACCGCGCACCTTGCCGCCCCTAAACGCGACCTTGATGCCGCGTCTGACTGCTGTCGGGTCAAAGCCGCCCTTCCAGCCCACCCAGCCCGATAACGGCCGTACAGCGGGAACGAGGCGCCTGGCTGATTCTTCGACTGGCTGCGCGGCAGCCTTCATGTTTTTGACGACTTGCTTCTTCAGCTCAGGGTTGACCGAGTTCAGCACCTTGATGGCATCAGCGACGCCATTCACTTCGATGCTGCTGCTAACGGCCACGTTTCGCTTTCCTGTTTCGTTCGTTAATTACGTCGACCACAGTAGTCAGGTCGAGTACGTCAAAGTCGATGTTCGGCGGCCACCAGCCTAGGTGTACGAGGATCTCGGCTAGCTGGCGTCGCCGGGTTCCTCGCGCGTAGGGCGGTCGTCACTTCCAACAACCTCAAGCGTGACAATGCGACGTAGGTAGTCGTCGAACACGGCCGGCACGGTGATTTTCTGCGCTTTGCATGCCTCGTACGCGAGGTAGGCGAGATCTTCCATGCCGAGACCTTCGGCCATTTTGCTGGCCTTCGTTTTGTATTTGCGTTCCCACGCGACGATGGCCCACAGGTTGGTGGTGACATCTTGCGGGCCATCGCCGGTGTCGACGCGTAGCGTGAGTTGCACGGTTGCCTCCTAGTTGTGCAGTTGGTTTGTCAGACGACGGCGCGTGCGTATGAGCCGCCGGTCAGGGTGATGTCCACGGTGGACAGTTCGCCGACGCCGCCGTTGAACGGTGTGAACTCGGCGAAGTACATGCCGGTGATGGTGTACACCGGGTTGTCGGTGGCTGGTGTGCCGCTGTTCTTGCCGACAACTACGTCGATGCTGGTGCCGACGATTCCTTCAAGGATTTCTTCGACTTCGCTGGCGCCGTAGCTGAGAAACAGCGTGGCGGTCACTTCGCAGACCTCAAGGCCGGCGGTGTAGGTGCGTGCCGAGTCGTCCAGGGCGGTGTTTTCGAGCGCCTCTTTGGTGATGGTGAGCGTGCAGTCCTGCAGCTGGTCGCTGAGGTCGTTGGCGTCAATCGTCAAGTAGGTCGCGGTCAGGTTGGTGGTGGTCATGTCAGGTGCTCCTGTGGGTTCCGAGTCTGATGGTCAGATCATAGGCCGGTAACTGTTGTTCACCGATGAGGGCGACGGTTGGCCGGCCGTCGACTGCGGCGCCGCCGAACGCGTTTTGGATCGCGTCGACGATGGTGATGATGTAATCGCTGGCGTCTTGGTTGCCGGGTGGCGGTGCCAGCACGCGTACGACGATGGTGATGTCGACCACGTCGTGTGCGAACGTCGTGAATGTTGGCAGTTCGACAAAGACTGACAGCGGGCGTGCGTTGCGCGGGTCGGTGACGGTTTTGTAGCCAAGGCCGTTGATGATCCCGGTGACATGGCTGATCGCCTCCGCAAGCACTCCTGTCGCAGCCACCGCATCAGCCGATCTGTGGGCGGCCGCAGCCGAGCAGCTGCAGCACTTGGCCTAGGGATCCGATAGGTGTGACGGTGCCCATGTCGTTGAACGACGCGTAGCCGTCAACTGAGCCGCGTGTCCGGTATTGAATCGCGGCGTACATGACGGTGCCGAGTTTCACGTCGCCGCTCGGCGCGGTGTTCAACGCGTCAAAGTAGCCGGCTGATCGGCGCCTGCGGCTGCACCATGCGTTAGCGGCTGACACGGCGGTCGTGATGAACGCGGTGTCGTTCGCGGTTGCTGAGTCAATACCGAGCCACTCAGCTACGTCGTCGTTGTCGATCCAGGTGCACGTCGGTGTGTAAGTAAGGGTGCCGCTGTCGGTGGTGCGGTCAATGTCGTCGCCGCTGTCAGCAAACACGACCTGATTGGGTCGAGGTGTGTCGTAGTCAAAGACGAGGTCGCCTTCGTCGGTGACGCCGACGAACTGGTAAGGCTCGAGGGCTGCGACGACGTGGTTGCCGTTGAGGTTGGTTTGCGACAAACCGCTGATGTTGATGTCGCTGCCAACAATCAGACCATCGAAATTTTCGAGAGTCTGCACGACGCCATAGTTATCTAGCCGCCACGCGTGGGTGATGGTGTAGGTAGCCATGACGTCGTGCAGTACTCAGCGGATCAGACGAAGTTCGCCTTGACGTAACGGTTCACGTCGAGCATCAGCGTGGCGAAGTAACCAAGCCATGAGATGTCGCGCGAGCGGGTGCTGGCGTTGTCAACGCTCAGGAAGCCCTTGGTCTGTTCGAAGATCTCGAATCCGACGGTGTCGCCGAGGATCATCGTGCCATTGCCGGCGTTGTCGAAGTTGGTGTCAACGACGACCTGCAGGCCGAACGCCACAAAGCTGCTGGTGCCGGGGCTAACCGTGCCGAACGCGTTCATGGGGCCAACCTGCGGGAACAACGGTCGACCTGAGCTGTCCTCAAGCTTGCCGAGGGCTTCCCAGTTGCCGGCCGACACGAACAGGTGGGTGGGCAGGTGGCCGCCGTTGCCGGCGTTCTCCAAGATGTACGCGGCGTTGGCGTACAACCAGCCGAGCCACTCGGTGGGGTCGCCCTTGTTGGCAGCGGTGAAGTTGCCGGTGGTCGTGGCGCCGGCGACAAGGGCGTCAGCTGCGACGTTGTCGGTGGTTTGGCCGTACACGCGGCCCATGTCTTCGAGGATGAGGTTGATGATCTCGGGTGACGACCAGTCGATGACCTGCTCGGACACGGTGACATAGCCGCCGTAGCTGGACTTGGTGACTTGGTTCTCTTGCACCTGGAACTCGCCGGTCTGGAGCGCAGCGAGTTCGGACGACTGGGCAGCCATTGAGGTGTGCGTTGACACCGACGGGCGGATGAACACCTTGCCGCTGGCCGGCATGGCCTTCACACCAAACGCGTCCACCACAGGGCGGATGCCGAGGTAGTCGTTGTACACCGGGCCGACGATTGGCTCGGGCAGGATGCCATCGTTGTTGGTGGTGGTCACATCAGGCGCGGCAGCGCGGATGTTTTCGTTCATCTGGTGCCAATCATGGCCACCGATTAGCGCGGCGCTGATCCACTCGGCGGCCGACGGAAGCTTGAACGGCTTCGCGGGCTGCGCGTAGATCGGCTGGGTTGGGATGGTGGTTTCGGGCTTGGCGGCCTCGACCACTTCGGGCTGGATTTCTTCGGACACTTGGGTCTCCTCTGGGGTTGGGTCGGGTGCGGTCTCCGCTTGTGCGGCGATTTCGCTGATGGTGGCGCCAGCGAACGCTGGCTGGTAGACGACGGACAGTTCTTGCCAGTCGGCGGCTTTGACGACCATTGTGGGGCCGTCCATTTCGTAATCGAGGGCTTCGATGCCAATGCTGACCGAGTCAAGCGCGCCCATTTTGACCAGTTCGACTAGGTCGTTGCCGGCTGCGGTGCGGGCAATCTCGGCGGTGAACAACATGCCAGCGTCGGTTTCCTCGCGGGCGGTGACAAGGCCAACGATGCGGCTCGGGTCGTGCGACTCCAAGAGGCGTGGCGCTGGGCCGTCGACCGGCAGCGCGCCTTGTTCGATGCGTACCTGCTGGCCGGTGGACACGGTCGCGGTTTCGCCGTAAGGGACGGCGATACCGCTGATAGTGCGCGGCGTGTCGGCTTCGCCGGCTGCGGCGTCAAGGGTTACGGATTGTGCGGTGAATCGGATCATGCTGGTGTGTCCTCGTTCTCGCGGATGATACTTGCCGGGTATTCGGCTTCTTGGAGATATGCGCCGATGTCCAGCTCGATGTGTTTGCCGCGCGCGACGACGGTGTCAAGGCTGAGGGTCTGTTCGATGCAGTCAACGTACGGTTTGGCGCCAAACAGGTACAGATCCTGCCGCGCCTGTTGGCTGTTCTGGTAGGTCATGCCGCCGATAGCGACACCGACTAGCCATGCCGGTACCTGGAATACGCGCGCCAGCTCAAGCGCCGAGTGTTGCCGGCCTTCCATGAGCTGCAGTTTGCTTGGGTCTTGGCTGAACTCGACATATTTGACGTGTTGGTTGAGCGCGCCGACGGCGAGGTTGCCGCGTGCTTCTGACCATGCGCTGGCAAGTTCGGCGAGGTCGTCGCCGCCCATTGGTTCGCCGTCGATCTGCTGCAGATAGCCCGATGCGATGCCGCCGCCGTTGCTGGCGTACCGGCGCGCGGCTTCGTCCAGCTCGTACGCGATCTGGATGGCGCGGTTACCAGTCCACAACATGCCGTTGACCGGGCTAAGGAACTGCACCACGTTCTCGCTGTCAATATCGACACCGTTGAACTGGATGTCGTCCGATGGCCCGAACCATTCAGGGCCGGCCTGATCTAGCGTGGCGACGTTGTCGGCTGGCAGCCATGTGAACGATGCAGGGAAGCCGGTGTTGTATCGGCTGGTGACGTACCAGAACGCGCGGCCGTGCAGCATGAGATCCTGCACGGTGGACGCCATCATAAAGTTGCGCGTCACTCGGGGATCTGGGCGTGTCATCCACGATTCGCCGGGGATGTACATGCGTTCGTAGCGTTCGACTTCGGGATCCCACGACATGGTGTAGGTGCGGAACTCGAGGCCGCCGATCATGCTGGTGATGAGACCTACCGCGCGGCTAACTGTGGGAATAGACAAGGCGCGCTGCGTATTTGCGCCTACGACGTAATACTGCAGCGCGCCGGGTCTGGGCGACGCGCCCGCGGCGGCCTGCACGGAGGCGGTGCCGAACGCCGGCTCGGAACGCGTACGAAACAGACCCACGCGCCCAGCCTAGTCACACCCGTGTGATTATTTGGCTACACCTAGCATTGGCTTGCGAATCTTCGCTTGTGGCTGTGCAGCGAAGCCGGCAGCGGCGACCATGCAGCGTGTCTGCTCAATAGGGCCGGGCGACTTCTGTGATGACAGCGTGATGGTGCCAGATGATCGGCCGGCGACTGCGCGGTTGACTTGTTCGGCTAGCGCGAGCTGGCCGTGGTGAACAATGCGTCGTTCAAGGATCATGTTTCGAACGATGGCGGTAAACGTGGTCATTTCGCGTTGGCCGAAGTCTTTGCAGCGTCGCAGCAGCTCGGGTGGGCACAACGCGTAGAAGCCAGGTGTCAACGCGAGCTGCACCGTTTCGTCCTCGAGCACGCGGTGGATCTCGTCCCACATCGCGTTTGCGTTGTCCACCACGAACTCGGTGTGGACATGCAGTCGGCCTTGATCGTCAGGCGCGACGCGGACGCCGGTGTAGCGAAGATCTGTTACGTCGCTGTCAACTGCGAGCCAGCCACCAGCCGGCATGGCGTCGGATGTAAGGCAGCTGTCCCAATGGCCGGCCGGTAGCCATGATGCGCTGGCGCTAATCCACACGTTGCAATGGGCGCGGTAGAACGCCTGCCGGTTCGGTGTTTCAGCCATGCGTCGCAGCCGGTCGGCGTTGATTGTCGTGCCAAGCGCCGGGTTGGCCCACGCCCACGTGTTCGGATCCTCAAGGTTACTGCCGGGCGGTGGCGACCACTCGGCGAAGTACAGCGCCGAGTCGCGGTCGCTGTCGATCGCTTGAATGGCTTGCTCGCGCAGCTGCATCATCACTTTCGATCCCTCATCGCCGGCCGTCGACCACATCGACATCAGCGGATTCGGTCGCGCGGTCATTGTCGGCCGGTACGCGTCGAAGATCACGTCGGGGCCGATGTTCCAAACTTCGTCAATCACGACAAGGTCGCAAGTAGCGCCGTGCGCGTTCTGTGGTGTTGCGGCGTTGACGTGCCACATGGTGCCGTCCTTGAACTCCACAAAGTTGCGGCCGTACGACCAGTTGACTTTGGCGTCAAAACGTGCCTCAAGGATCGGCGCCAGTTCTTTGAACAGGCTAAACGCCCGGTCAAGTTTGTGTGCGGTGCTGATGATCCGCTGCGGCCTGCCGACTATGCGCGGCATCTCAGTCGCCCACCAGCCGACCAGCGCACCAAGCGCGTAGCTTTTGCCATTCTGCCGGCCGACGCTGACCAACGATTCGCTGCGATGCAGCTGGCCGGTGCCATCATGCTCCAACTGGCCGTCAAGAACGAGCTGCTGCCACGGCATCAGTTCGCCTGGCATGTTCCGCGCAGCCCACGCGGCGACCTCAGGGCCAAATGTCTCGTCCCCCAATCGTGGCGTGGCCAGTCTCGGCTCGATCCTGCCGAATCCGTCCGCATCTGGCTGGTTATCCACAG